TCCATGGAGGCGGTGCGCTGACGGATCCCGTGTCCGGCGAGCCCCTGGGGCCGATGGTATACGCCCGGCTACAAGGTACGCTTGTATTCGTTCGGCAACATCATAATCCGGTGGAGGACGAGGACGAGCCGGTTCGACACGCAGGCGTACCGATCATGCCCGACTGATGGGACGTAAGCGCATACACCCTTTGCGATCCGTGCTTTGTCGTGTCTGCGGCCGACAAGCAGGTGCTTATGGAACGGCTAAGTCGGGTCGCACCTGTACAGATTGTTACCGTGCCGGGCGGAAGAACGACCAGGCGCCGGGCATTTTCACCTGGCCGTGGAGCGGGGCGCTCGATCGGCTGAAGGCTCATCGACTCTGGACCCGCTATCGCCTTTCGTGGGGTCGCTATCAGATGCTTCTCGTATCGCAGTTTCACGCCTGCGCTGCGTGTGGAGAACCCTTTGGTTCTCGGGGTCCCATTGTGGACCATGACCATGCGTGCTGCCCAGGGATTCAGTCATGTGGGTTGTGCGTGCGAGCCCTCTTGTGTCATGCGTGTAACGTGGCCGAGGGGATGCTGGGGTCGCCAGCTAAGGTTCGGCGTCTCTTGGCCTACATGGGCGGTTAATCATCCCGAAAAAAATCAGCTTAGATACAAAAAGGCTGGTCCTCGAAAGAATAGATAGTGGCTATTCGTATCGCGATGCTGCCGTATACGGTGGCGTCTCGTTGACGTGGGTACAGACGTTAATGAAGGGCGAGCGTCTGCATCGCCAGACTCAAGGTGAGGCTAAGGCCGAAGCCAAGCTGGCAGACCCCCTTACCTACAACGAGCTTAGCGCCGAGGCCAAGCACGGGTGGGACGACTTTGGGTTCTTCCAGGAAAGATACTTCGGGCGCATTCCGCTGCCCTGGCAGGACGAAGCCATCGGGGAGATTCAGTACAAGTTCACAACGCCTGACCGGGAGTACATGATTATCAACTGTCCCCCGGGAGCAGGCAAGACGCTGCTGTTCTCACACGACCTGCCGATCTGGCTGACCGTGAGGAACCGGGCGATCCGTGGGCAGTTCGGCGCAGCAGGCCAGCGCCTAGCCAACCAGTATGTTCGGCGTGTCCGGAAGACGCTGGAACTGACGTCGCCCATGAAGGCTAAGGATGACGACCTACTGGATGGCACGGCCCACGATGCCGTGGCGTGTCTAGCTAGGGACTACGGTCGCTTCCGCCCGGTCGAGCGAGACTACTGGACTAATGAGGGCTTCACTGTCCTCCAGCATGGCGGCGTCTCGGTCGTGGAAAAGGAGCCGACGTGGTCGGGCTTCGGCATCGAGTCGGGCTTCATCGGTGGCCGATATGACGTTGTGATCTGGGACGACCTCGTGGACCCCAAGAAGCATCGCTCCGAGGTAGCTAAGCGCCAGCTGGAGGTCGACTGGGATAACCTCTGCGAGTCCCGGCTGGAGCCCCGTGGGTTGATGTTCATGGTAGGGCAGCGGCTTTTCACCGACGATCTGTACCGCTACAACCTCGACAAGCTCGTGCCGTCTGGCATGGACGACGACGGCGAACCCACCGGAGAGCGCCATAAATACTTCCACATCAAGTTCCCGGCGCACTTCACGGACCGCTGCGCCCCGGGCTCGCATCACCCGAGGACGGCGCTACCCTACCCCGAGGGCTGCCTGCTTAGCCCCAAACGCCTGACCTACCAGGACATCAAGGGCGTCGAGAACAACCGGGACTTCGAAATCGTCTACCAGCAGGAGGACATCGACCCTCGTGGCGTACTTGTCCCCCCGTCCTGGATCAACGGCGACGACAGTCACAGCGGCTGCCTTGACCAGCACCGGGAGGCGCTAACCGTCCCAGGTGACGGCCATATGAGTGGCTTCATCTCCATTCTCACCGTGGACCCGTCTCCTACGCAGTTCTGGGCCGTCGAGCATTGGCTCTACCACCCCGAGTCTGAGCAGTATTTCCTATTCGACCTGGTCAAGGAGCGCATGGAGGCTCCCGACTTCCTGGGGTACAACCTGGACGAGCAGGCGTTCTATGGCGTGGCTGAGGACATGGTCAATGTGGCTGCCGCTGCCGGAGTGCCGATCACACACCTGATCGTGGAGAATAACGCAGCCCAGCGATTCCTCGCCCAGTACGATCACTTCAAGCACTGGATTCGCAAGCACCACGTCATCTTCATCCCCCACGGGACAAACCGCAACAAGGCTGACCCCGACCTCGGCGTCGAAACCGTGGCGCCGTTGTTTGAGTTCGGCCACATCCGGCTGCCGATGAAGGGCAACTACGCTCGTGTCGCTAGCCTCCAGCTAATCAACGAGGTCACCAAGTACACGGGCGAGCCTCCTGATGACGCCCTGATGGCGCTATGGTTCATGGTGTGGAACAAGTCATCGTGGTACAACGCTCCGCACGCTCCGCACCGCATGGACCGACCGTCGTGGATGCGAGACGGCAAGAAGCCTTCCCGTGGCCAGGTTAGGCTGTACGGTTCGGCGGACACGGCCCGGAGCACCGCATTGACAAATGTGGTATTATAGTATGTCGGAGGACTGCCTGTCAAGGAGCCTGAATGTTCGTCCCTATTGAGCCCCAAGAGGTCGTCCATCGGTACCGGGAGCGGCTAGAAATGGCGGGGCCCCACGTAGGGACTATGCGGGAAATCATTGACATCGTTAACGGCGACGTCATCATCCCCATGCCGGAACTGGACGCTAGCGAGAAGCCCGCCGTGGCAAACCTCCTAGCCCAGGGCGTGGACACCCTGGCGATCCGAACCTCCAGCGTGCTCCCTGACCTGCGCTTTCCCCCTACGGGCAAGACTGAGGCCGAGCTTCAGCGATCCCATGATGCCCGGGAAGCCGAGTTGGCGATCTGGGACCAGAACAACATGGACGTCAAGTTCGGTCGGTCTGCTCGCCACTACCACGCTCTCGGGTCCACTACGTTCATGGTGAAGCCCGTCTCGGCTAATCACTGGGACAAGCGGCAGATTCCTCACTTCCACGTCGTGCACCCCCTGCATACCTACCCGGCGCCATCGAGCGACCCGGACTGCTTCGAACCCCGAGACATCATCATCCACAAGCGGCAGACCCTAGCGTGGCTTCGGGCTCGTTATCCCGAGCAGGCTGCCAGGGTCTTTAAGGGACGAAACGCCAGGCCGGACATGGAGTTTGACATCCTGGAGTACAACGACGCCGATCAGACTTGCCTCGTGCTCGTCGGGCAGAAGCGGGGCCAGTATGACCATGGGGACTATGAGCAGGGCATCTCGGCGTGCGAACTCCTTGAGTGGCTCCCGAACCCTGCTGGGATATGCCTGGCAGTCACGGGTGGACGCATCACGCTCGACCGGATTGCTGGCCACTTTGACCAGATTGCTGGGCTTTACCTCAACCAGGCCCAACTCCAAGCCTATGAGCTGATCGCAGTTCGCAAGGGCATCTTCCCCGAGCAGTGGGTCGTTAGTCACCCGAACGCCCCCGGGGAAGCTCGCATCCTCGCCCTCGCAGACGGCAAGCAAGGAGACATCGGGGAAATCGCCAACGGCACCATCCTGACCGTGACGCCCCAGGCTAACCAGATGACCAGCGTGGCCATCGACCGGCTCCAGGGTGAGTCGATGCGTGCGGCAGCTATCCCGTCAGAAACGGGTGGAGTCTCGGGGACCAATATCCGTACGGCTAAGCGTGGCCAGGAGGTTATGCAATCGGCCATGGACCCGATCATCGGGGAGTCCCAGACGGTCTACTCGCACATCTTCCAGGCCATGAATGAACGTGGTATGGCCGTGCAGAAGTCCGAGTGGGGTAGCAAGTCCATCAGCTTCTACCAGTCCAAGAGCGGCAAGAATGTCGGGACCGACACCTACAAGCCCAACGACGTCTTCGACTCGGACTACCACATCGTAGTTTTCAGTTTACCTGGAGTGGATGCTGCTGGTATCCCAATCGAGATTGGCCAGCGACTGGGGACAAAGGTGATGTCCTTGCGGACCGCCCGAGCCTCAGACCCCATGATTGACGACGGAGAGGCCGAGGGTGTCCAGGTGGACATCGAGTCACTAGAGAATGCCATGATGGCGGGCTTCGAAGCCCAGCTTCAGAACGGCGCCATGGACCCTCACGAGGTTGCCATGATTGTCTTACGGCGCCAGGCGCATCCCGAGGAGGATCTGGCTGCCGTAGTGATGCAGGTGCAAAAGGACCTTCAGGCCGCTCAGGCCGCCCAGGCCCAACAGGCGCCTCCTCCTGGGGCACCCGAGACACAGCCCGGAATGGGCCAAGGTCAGACGGGCGGCATGCAAGCGCCCGGTGCCCCGGGACCCCCGCAGCAGGTGGGAGATTTGCTGAATGCCCTGCGACCCCCGGCGAAGCAATCACCCGCAGAAATGCAGCTAGCGGGCACCGCCCCAGCGCCGCAGGGGCCATAGCATGCCCCGGGGAGCCAAGCCTCAGCGGACGGATCTGAATGGAGCTAAGCCGCTGCCGATTATGACGGCGCCATCCAGCGGGCAGCAGTACGGCAAGGTCACTGCCCAGCAGCAATCACAACGTATCCTCCCGGTAGCTCCTCCTCCGCCGGGGGGTACCCCTGCACCGGCGACTCCCCAGGGCATTTCGCAGACGCCCGGTGCGGGGGCGCCGCCCCCGGTCGCCACCTGGAACGCCCCCGGTGGCAAGGACATGCTGCGCCCGACCGAGCGCCCCAATGAGCCCATCACCCACGGTCTGCCCATGGGCCCGGGCGCTGGCCCCGAGGCCCTGACTGGATTTGCAGCGGCAGGAGCGCAAAACAACTTGAACACGAACGGCACTTCGAAGCAGCTTTTGCAACACCTGGCTAGCCAGCCTGCGGCAAGCTCTATCATCCAAACGCTTGCGGCTTCCTAGTGGCCGATCCGTCGCAGCCGCAGAACGACGCCATCACGCAGAGCTTGGAGCAGGCAACTACATACGCTCCCAAGTTGATGAGCAGCCCGGCTACCGCCGTCACCGTGGCGTCTGCCGGGGGGAACCTGGAGCAGTCGTCGCAGGTCGTTTCGCACGCCCAGTCTATGACCGCTGTTGCCGGTGCCGTAAACACTGAACAGCGGCACTCGGGAGGCGGACTCTGGGGGGCCCTTGGCGCCGTTGGCCATGCCGTGGGGCAGGGCGTGAAGGACGTTGGTGGAGCCGCCATGAACGTACTAAACCTACCAATGAAGGTGGCGCAGCATGAGTTCCGTTACATCGCAGGCGTCGAACAGCAGCACGGATGGGGAGCCGCCCTCGGAGAGATGGCAGCAATCGCTGCGGGAGCGGTGGTCGGGGGCGTTCTCACCGGGGGTATTGGCGATGTTGGCCTTTTTGCGGGAGCCGCCGCTGACGTCGGAGTCGATGCCGCCGCTGACACTGCCGCTGGAGCTACCGCCGACACTGCCGCTAGCGTAGCCGATGATGCCGCCAGCACCGCCGCTAAGGTCGCAGGTCGAGGAGCCTCCAAGGTCACCCGAGCCGCCCAGCGGTCTGGGTTCTACACAGGCGGGCAGATCGGTGGCACGGCGGGCGATCCGATGGATCACAAGCTCTGGGAGCAGACTGGCGCTAGCACTTGGAAGGACAAAGAAGGTAACCCCGTCTCCTTCGGTAGATTCGTCTCCGGTGTGGCGGGTTTGCACGGTGGTGCCGGGCAGGTAGCATCTGGCGCCCTGGACGGCATCTTCGACCTCGCTAACGGCAACCTACCGGGGATGCAGGAGTTGAGTGCCGCTCGCTCCACCGAGGGCGCTACTGGCGTCTTCTCGGCATTCCGTGGTTACGCCATAAACACGGACACGCTCGACTACGCCATGCACAACCCCGGCAAGTACGCTGACTTTCACCGGGCCATGGACTTGATTGCAAACTCTAGAGGCGCTGGGGCGGTTAAGAGCCTCTTTCCGAACCTCAACGCACCCGGGCTGATCGAGGAGCTTGGGGACGCCACCACAAAGGAAGATGTCTATGACGGACTCAGGGGATACGTCCACTCTAAGGAGCTTCTTAACGGAGGACGACTTCCGACAATGGGTATCTTCCGGCTGCCCTTCAACCGGCTACGTGATGCCGCCGAAGTGGCTGAAGCCAAGTGGACCCTTCCCAATCTGGAAGAAGGCGCCCGGAACATCCCTGGCGTGGGCAGAGGATTGGCACCCGTTGTTGGGTCCCTGAGCCCCGCTACGTGGGCTCGTCGCTTCACCCACCTGCCCGGCATGGCGGTGGACTCCACGGGCCACTTCGCAGACCACGACGTGGACTTCGTGTCCGACAAGATCCCTGACGCCGTGACGTCGATGATCCGCTACGGCCAAGGCAAGCGTATGGCCGAGCACTTCGGTAACGACTGGGTGAAGTCCGATCCCGTGGGTCGCCAGGTCATGCTTCGCAACGCCCACCTGGACTCGATGTTTGGCATGGCTGGCCACATGCTCCTCCCCGGGGAACATGCTTCCGAGGAGAACATCCTGTCGCACGTTGTCGACCCCGAGGCCAGGGACTACATGGCCAAGCGTCTGGATCAACTCGCTGGAGGCTTTCGCCCCGACGAGTCTGGCAAGTACGGAGCTTACCCGAGCGGAGCGGCCCTCAAGCCGCTGATAGACCCGCAGACCAATCGGCCTATCGGCGGTGGCATCCTGCTCTCGCAGGACGGCAAGGGGTCGGTAGCGGACTTCACTGAGATGAAGCGCATGGCTAAGGTCGTGCGTGGTGGCAAGGACATCTACGGCAAGCTGGACGACCAGGCGTATCGCAACTTCACGCAGAAGTTCTTCAAGCGGTTCGTGCTGCTGTCGGAGGGCTACGTGGCTCGTATCTCGGCTGCCGAAGATGTCGCCAACACCCTACGGTTGGGCGTTCGAAACATGGTGGCAGCAGCAGGACATTCGGCTATGGGGCGCTATGGCTGGGAAGAGTTCAACAAGGACGACCTAAACGGCCTCCAGACTTTCGTCTACAACCACTTCGGTGACCAGTTGACTCACTGGGGTGCCAAGGTCAAGCAGTGGCACGTTGACCGGGCGACCGAACTGGCTTCGATGACTGGCGGCACCATGATGACGGATGCCGTCAACGCCGGGCACGGTGGCACGGAGAATCCGGTGGCTAGAGTCGAGGAGGGAATGCGTCGGAAGTCCGACCGGGTGCTGTCGTCCCAGCGACGCAGCAAAAAGTACACGATGTTCGCTCCCGACGATCCGCACCATCTGCGCTCGTGGCGTACCTGGCTGGGGCAGATCAAGAAAGACCCGATGTCCAACGCCGCTGCCAAGGCGATGCACGCTGCCTACGTCGAGGGCAAGACTGCCGACGAGGCCCGGGTGGCTGGCGAGGGCGCATGGCGTACCGTGCTGAACGGGATGACGGACCAGCAGAAGGCGCTCTACGCAGCTAGCCGCATGATCCGTAAGGACGACCCGACTTTCTGGTCCCCCAACGACTCGTGGGCTTTCCACGGTACTCAGAATCTCATCGCCGCCACGCACAACTCCGAGGGCCAGCAGATCCCTGATATTCTGCGTTCAGTGTCCATGGATGACGAACGTCTGCCCCACGTCCGAGCGCTCTCCCGGGTGCCCGAAGGTGACCGTCCCCTGGGCGTACCCGACCGAGACTTCATCGCTGACGGTAACACTAAGCCCGCTCGCCTGGCTACCTACGGCTTCGACCACATCATGCAGCCCCAAGTCAACATGATGTCCCGGTACTCCGTTATGATGCTGGAGTACGAAAAGCAGTACCGCATCCTGGAGCCCGACATCACCAAGGGTCTGGTCGACCACGACGAGGCGATGGTTACGGCCTTGGCCCGAGCCAGTCAGGAGTCTACGAAGTGGATCCACAATCTCCACGACCGGACGCAGTGGACGGCGACGATGCGGAACTGGGCCCCCTTCTGGTTCGCTAAGGAGCAGGCGTACCGCCGTATGGGCCGGTTGCTGGCGGAAGATCCTGCCGCTTTCCAGAAGTACGTTCTGACTCTGGAGGGAGCGCAGAACTACACGGTGAAGCACTCGGGGTCGGATGGACAGAACTATCTCCTGCTGCCCGGGGAAGGGTTCTTGAGCACAACCTTCAACGGGACGCTGAGTCGCTTGGGTATCCCCATCGCATCCGTGAACCCCGTAGAACTGGGCGGCGACTTCAGTGCGTCTTCCGTCGTCTTCCCCTTCACCGGGACGGGCACTAGCCAAGGACTCGGTGGCGTTGGCCCCGACTTCGGTCCAGTGGCGCTCATTCCTGCCAAGGCGCTGTACGGAGCCATTAGCAGTTACGGACGACGTTACTCGACCTTCTCTCCGGTCGCTGGGAGGGTTCAGGGCCTAGCGCAGAGCGTCTTCGGGCAAGAGGCCATGAGCGAGCAGATGGTCAACGAGTTCCTGCCCAACACGGCGATGCAGCGGGTCTTCGAAGCCTTCCAGGCTAACGACTCGACCTATGACTCGGTGTCGGCCACCACGCTTCAGACCCTCGACTACGATCAGGCTGTAGCGATGGCAGCATGGCGGAAGAACGGCGAGAAGGGCCCAGAGCCCTCCATCGTACCGCCGCTCAACGCAGGCCCCGCCGCCAAGCAGGCGTTTCTTTCCAGGGTCAAGAACATGACGCAGATGAACCTTATCGGTCGGGCCCTCCTCAGTCTCGCCACCCCGGTGACTCTGGAAACCAAGGTTCAGAACTTCGGCTTCCCGCAGATGATTACGAACTACATCAATGCCGCAGGGTCCGTGACCAAGGGTATGGACAAGTTCACGCACGACCACCCGCTGGCTACTCCGTACACCGTATCCCAGAGCACGCACCCCGGGAGCCTGGCTACCCTGCCGGAATCGGCTTCAGCCCAGACGTGGATCGAGCAGAACCAGGCGCTCATCAACGAGTACCCCGAGGCCGCCATCTGGCTCATGCCTCAGGCGAAGACGACGGGTTACAGTAGCACGGCCTACAACGAGCAGATCGCCGACAACGAGCGGGTACGGGATACGCCGCAGCAGTTCCTCGACAAGCTCTACACGGCTGGTGGCGACCAGACTTACTACGCTGCCTACGCCGAGCACAAGGCGATCCTGTCGGGCTTGGGTAGTAACTCGGGCTCTATCGACAACGAGTACAACCGCTGGAGCGCTTACATCTTGCAGTTGGAAAAGCAGCAGCCGACATGGTTCGCCAACACCACGCTGTTTAGCCCGACCGCCCAGTCGCAGGCTCAGCAGACTGTCATTCAGATGAAGGACATCTTTGCCGCAGGGAAGGCGCCGAAGACTCCGCAGTCCACGCTAGTGCAGGGGCTTCTGAACCAGTATGACGTTGCCATGCAGAAGTACGCACAGGCCAACACGTCCTACTCCTACACGTCACAGGTCGCCTACGTGCGTGACCAGTGGAACGCTTATCTGAAGGACATGAAGTCGTCCTACCCCGAGCTTAGCCCGCTGATTAACTCCGTCTTCAGCGGTGCCATGTACCAGACCACGTGAGGTTCTAATGGCAAACCCCCCGCCCACTGAAACTGTCACTGGAGCTAACGGCTCTACGTCAACGGTTCCGTCTTCCACCCTTACCGGGCCCCCTACTGTTTCGGGTACGGGCAACGGGACTAATCCGGCTACGACCACGAAGGCCCCGACTCTTACGGCAAAGCAGTCTGCCGTCAAGTATGCCACGGGCATCACGGCTGCCATCTCGTCCGAGCACCGAGAGACACTGAGAGACGTTGATGAGGTTGGCCGTACCAAAGACCTCATGGCTATCCTCAAGGCGGTCCACAGCGGGGACATCAAGACGCTGTCCAAGCTGGCCAATGCGCCCGGTACGGGCGAAGCCTTCTCGGAAGTGCTTGCCAAGGTCGAGCCTACCTGGAACGCTGGGAGCATTAAGAGCGCACTCCAGGACACCGCCAGCGGCAAGTACAGCCTCCAGCAGGCCCTTGAGGGAGAGACGGTATCCGTCAGTGCTCGCAAGGTGTTGTCGGCCCTGACGTCAGGGGCTTCCAGCGCCGCCGCTGAGCACATGACGTCCCTCGGGATCGCTACGCCGGGATCGACGGGCTACGCCGGGCTGACTCGGGCGTGGAGCGAGGATGCTCAGCAGCTTGCCAAGCAGGGACAGGACGGGAGGGGAGCGACGCAGCCCTTGGCTCCCCTGGAGCGGGTCAACGACTTGATGACTATGCTCTCGGACCTGAACAACCACCAGTCCACGAGCAACGTCAACCCTGACGTCTACTCCGCCATGCTCTCCCGAGCGGGCGTGCCGGGGGGCTCCAGCGCCCAGGACCAGGCTGTCACCGGGTATCCCGGTGTGTCGTCCGATCACCTGGAGAACATCGTACGGGGCGCCATCCAGACGCACCTGACGGACATGGGTGCCGATAAGGCAGACGTGGATGCTGCCGTGTCGGCTCAGCAGTTGAAGGCCGTGCCGGTGCCGAGCGCCGCCCTTTCTGGGTATCAGGCCGAAGGCTTTAAGCTGCCGGGTGTGACGACCTTCGGTTCCCTGATCCCTGCCGTCCACCAGCAGTCTATCTCCACTCCACAGGGCCAGGGTGCCCCGGGTGGCACGGTGACTACCACCACGCCTGCCGTCACCAGTCAATCAGGGGCTCAGCTTTACGCTGGCTTTCAGTCTCAGTGGAAGGCGAACAAGGACAACTTCCAGAACCGGGCTACGGCAGCCCTGAACGAGGCAGGCATCTCGTCTTCCCAGTTGACGACGGCTGACTACGGCGCAGTGGCGCAGGCGTTCGTCTCTGCCATGGGCAACACTCCCGCTGGTGGTAGCGTGTGGCAGACCGTTCAGACTGCGACGAAGACATTGCAGGGCGGCAAAATCTACACCAATCCCGCTTACGCTCAGGTGATGTCCGAGGCTGACAAGATCGGCACGCACCTGACGAATGATGAAGCTAACCACCTGGCTGCCCTGTACGGCGGGAGTTCCAGCACGGGTGATGTGGATGCCCTGAACACGGCCATCGCCAGTTACTATCAGTTCGATCCCAACGAGGTTCCCAAGCCTGGATCTTACGCCGCCACGGCCCAGCAGGCCATCGAGGACGAGTACGGCAAGTACGGCATCACGCTGACCAACGATCAGTCTGGCTCCATGGTGCAGGACCTCCTTAAGCAGGGTGGCACCGACCTTAGTTCGCTGTACACCGCCCAGGACGCCGGATCTGCCTATGCCGAGCTTCGGGCCAAGACGGCGGCTTCGGCGCTGTACCCCACGCTGGCGCCGTTCATCTCCCAGGGCCAGACCCTCACCGGGTCGGGTGGCCTCCTCGCCCCCTACCAGTCGGCCTACGCCAACATGATGGGCGTCAACTCGTCCTCGGTCAATACGTCCGATCCGGACTTCATCAAGCTCGTCGCCCAGGATACTGGTACCACTCAGGGTGCCAAGGGCACGCAGGCAGCGGGTTCCGCCGTTGGGCAGCCTGCCGGGCAGTCTACCGACGCCAGCGGTGGCCTCAAGTCCGTTGACCAGTTCCAGGCTGCCGTGATGCAGAGTCCCAAGGGATTGGCTGGCGGCCCGGCGTGGCAGAACACCGAGAATGCCCAGGATGCTTACTCGGGGATGGCCAACTACCTCCTCGGGTCCATGGGCTTCAGCCCCACAGCAGCGGATCAGAGTCCTAGCCCCAGTAGTAACGTCCAGCAGGGATTGAGTTGATGACATGGAAGTAGGAGCCAGTAATAAGACCGTCGTTACCCAACACGTCGCAGCCGGGGCCCCAGCGCCTAAGGTCGCCAAGCCTCTCCCCGAGTCCGCCGCCACCGCTGCGGCTGCCGCTGCGGCTGCCACCACGGCCCAAACCGCTGCCACTACTGCGGCCAACCAGCAGTCCGCCGAGGCCACCTTCATGGACACGATGCAGTCGAGCGGTGCCTTCACGGCGGCCCAGTTGTCCACTATCTCCTCATGGGCTACGGGGCAGATCACCGGGGCTGGGCAGCCCAATGGCCTCCCGGTTCCCGAGGCGCAGGTGGCGCTGAACTTCGCCCAGACCGACACATTCAAGCAGAGGTTCCCTGGAATGGCGGCCCTGGAGGCTAAGGGCATCTCGATCACCCCAGCCGCTTACGTGTCCGCTGAGAGCGGTTACATGAGCGCCGCCTCGGCGGCTGGCCTGGCCCCCGGCTCGATCACGGCCCAGGAGGCCGGTGTCCTGATCGGCAACAACGTCTCCGTGCCTGAGTTCAATCAGCGAGTCTCAGACGCCGCCCTGGATGCCGGTACGGCTGCCGCCTCTAACCCGGACGTGGTTAAGGCATTGGCCGTCCAGGGCATCGGCCCGGGCGACCTGACCAGCTTCTTCCTGAACCCGGCGTACACGGTCAACCAGATCAACCAGAAGACCCAGGCTGGCCAGATCGGTGGCGCTGCCATGGCTGCCGGATTCAACCCTCTGTCGGCTTCCACGGCCCTAGGATTGGCCCAGCAGGCTGGGAACCCCTCGGGCTCCCTGAGCCAGGCTACGCTGAATCAGGAGTTCGCTCAGGAGTCCAACATCAAGGACCTGACTAAGCAGACCGAGTCGTCTAACGAACTGAACACCGTGGGCCAGGGGGCTGAGGAAGCTCAGGCTCTTGGCGTGGCCACGGGTGCCCAGAACCGGGACATCATGGGAGCCCTGCAAGCCCGGGCTGGCGCCGCCTCTGGTGGTGGTGGCTGGACCGCTACGAAGCGGGGCACCGGCATCGGGTCTGGCTCAGAGCAGGGCGCAGCCGGGGATGTCATGGGCAGCGGGAGCTAGAGCACGCAGGGCGGAAGTGTGATACACTAGAGCATAGTTCATGGTGTGTGCTACGTCAAGTGGCCGCCCACCGTAATCCGAGGAAACCCGCCTCCAGGGTATGCCTCGTGTAGGTGGAAAAAAGAGGAGAGCGAAATATGCCGCATCTGGAATATAGTGACGAAGAGTTGAACCTCGGGCCCAACTGGGACGTTGACCCGGACAGTAATCAGCCTCTTAGCCCCCGGATTCGCCAGCAGTTGCGTCGGGCTCTGGTAGCAGAGCACGAAAATAAGGACCTCAAAGCCCGGGTGGAAGCCCAGGAACGAGTGGAGTCCTTCCGCAAAGCAGGCATTCCCTCGGACGCTAAGGGCGACCTGTTCGCCAAGTCCTACGAAGGCCCGGACGATCCGACATCACTCAAGACCGCATACGAGTCCATCTTCGGAACCATTGAGGCCCCCAACGGGACTTCGACAGGCACCACCCCCGATCCCCAGAACGCCGACGCAGCCAGACGGGTTGCGGATGCAGGTGCTCAGGGTGCCGGTTCCGGTGGCGCTCCCGGAGATATTGACCTAGCGGTTGGCATGGAACAAGCGTTCAATGAGGGTGGCACTGCGGGCCTCAAGGCTTTCATCGCCGCCAACGGAGCGTTCTCCTCGCCACAAGAGATTGATGGGCGCCTCGTTCACGGCATCAAGCTCCCCGACATCGACTGATTCCAGGCGGCTCCGATCCTCCAAGGAGTCCAACCTACCATGGCCTACGTTACCACGGGTACGGCTAACATCAACTACGTCCAGACGGCGTATGACTTGATGACCCGTCCGTACCTCCGCCCCGAACTGTTCTTCGACCAACTGGCTGACGTCAAGCCCACGAAGCAGTCCATGCCTGGTCTGGTCGTGACCTTCACGATCCAGAACGACCTGGCTGTCGCATCCAGCACCATCTCCGAGTCGGTTGACATCACCCCGGTCGCCATCTCGTCCTCGCAGATCAGCGTTACGCTGGCCGAGTACGGTAACGCCATCGTGACCACCGGCAAGCTGCGTGCTGGTTCGTACGTGGACATTGACGAAGTCGTCGCCAACGTCCTCGGCTACAATGCCGCTGTCTCCGTCGACTCCGTCGCCCGCTCCATCGTGGCTGGCGGTACGTCGGTGAACTACTCCGGTGGCGCCGCCTCTCGTG